ATTGTCGACCAAAGATCTAAGAATATTTTCTTGAACAGGATGTAATTTGATTAACTGTTTGCCTTTGTCAAGAGTAACAACTTGAAAGAAATTTTCAGCAAAATATACAATGTCTTCTTTGCATTTTTTGAGATTTAAAACCATCTCAGCTGTGAATTCGTATTGAGCTCCAGCAATAGGTACGTTTTTAGAACCTCTATAATAATAAGATTCGTCAATAGGATTTTCATTGACGATTTTATCAGTATTATAATTTAAACCTTGCTCGGTTAATTTAGTATCATCTAAATACGAATCCAACAAAGCATCTTCAGACTTAGATGCAATGTGCTTTACAACTGGTACCTCTTCGTTAATTTTAGGAGGTCTGCCTCTTGGCTTTTTCTTAGCAGGACTTTTTGGTCTTCCTCTTTTTGGTTTGTTTTTACTTCCTTTTGGTCGACCTTTTCTTGACTCGATATCCTCGTCACTCATACTATGTTCTGTTATTTACTATCTCAATAAGAGTTGAACGCATCAAATCTACTAGCGCACTTTCATCTTTCTCAGATAAAGCATTAAAGATGCAAATCTTTTCACCAGTCATAGAAAATCCAACCAACGAAAAACAACTCAGATATTCCTGAGTCAGTAAAGCTAAATGATTAAAATCTTTGTACGTTTGCTTTTTGTGAGTTAACAATTCATGTTTGAACCCTTCTAATGCTTGTGCAAAAACTTGTTCAATGTTGATTTGCTCAACTTTTGACAAAGGCATTAAATCGGAATTAACAGGTGTTGGAGTAACAACTACGTCCTGTATTTGATCAGGCGTCTTTATCCGTTTTGTTTTCTTAAGCTTTTTTTTGGACGGTTGTTCTTCCGACATTAATCTATTTAACAATAGATCTTACACCGTCAAGCTTTTCCGGTACCGCGAATTCCGTATTTTACAAGATGTTCAATTAGAACTTCAAACGAACTCGTTTGCAAGCGAACCTTACCAGGAACAAACTGACTACCGTCATACAACTCGAAAAAGCTTTCACCAAGATATGGATCATTAACCCAGCATGTACAAAATACTGAAGACACTCCGGGCTCAATAACTACTGTCCAAGCACGTGGATCCCCTATAGCATAATCCGTAAAAACTTTATGAGATACGTAACCCGAATCACGAAGTCTCTTTAGAAAGTAACCAAGAGTTGTAAGTTTGTTTGCCATATAGAAGTAATTAGTAAAACTACTTTACAAGTCCAGAAATAATATATTTTGTATGAGGAGTTTCAAACTTAAAGATTTTAAGCTGATGATTAATGCTAACACAAATTCTATCATCTACAAAACTCATAAGCAAAATGTTTTGTATGTTCAATGGAATTGCCTCCTTTAGAGGTTCCAAAGTATGAGAAGCTGCAACTTCTATTTTAATTTCGTTTGTATTGCATTTTTGATCGTCTCCAATCTTAGCAAAAACTTTTCCTGCTTCTGTATAAAAATACAACTTTTCAGCATCAGGAATAATAGAATTATATTTTAAAATTTCCGACAATTTAGCTTTAGTAATCTCGAAACTTGTATCGTAAGTTATTTTGTTTAACTTGTCTTCGCTAAAAGCTCTATTATTACTAATATAGTTGTCATCAAGGAGATGATATTTGAATGACAATGTAGAGCTCTTATATTCAACTACATTAGAATTAAATTCCAAAAAGACTTCATCTTCTTCAATTCCTGAAATTAAACGAAGGAATGTTTTTGTTTCAGGAATAATAATTTTTGCATTTTCACTCACATGAGAGCATACAAGAGAAGCAAAAAGAATAATAGAATTATCTGTCGAAGGGACTAAAACTTTTAACTCATCAGTATTAATATCTAAGCAAACATTATCAGATAACTTGCTAGAAGGAACTAAAATATTTTCGACAAATATTCTTTTATTAAATTTGATATTCATTCTGCTACAGTCGACTTGGATTTCTTAGAAGGTACGTTTGCGTTTTCTAAAGCATTTGCAATTCTCTCTAAGCTCTTGCTAATCTTTTCAATATGTTTAATGACAGAACTAGCTTCGACATTATTACTATTACCAAAGAAATCTGCAAATGTAAGTTGATCGGATTCTTCACGTGTAATAGCAGGAGTTACAGGTTGATTGAGCTGATGCGTAATAACTTGAGGAGTTCTTTGCTGAACAGGTTGAGGAGGAACAACATATTGAGGCTCGGGCTCTTCTTTTGGATAAGACATTTCTGCTTCTCTCTGAACTGCTTCAAGAATCCTTCTCTCGTCATCTCTCAAATTAGCTGATGATCTTTGTCCGTTCGACGACAAAAATTGTTTAGGATTAAGTCTAGTAGCTGGCCCAGACATAGAAGCTTGTTGAGTAGTATTTTGATCTACTCTCAACAATTCACTACCAAATATTTGAGCTACCTTTGCTGCTGCTAATTTATCTTCTGTTATCATATTATTTTAAACCGTTTTGTATACCTTTGCAGATTACTGCAGTAGCTGACCACGGATGCAAACTCTCCAAATGATCCGTTACAATACTAAAATCTAAAACTTTACCATTGCTGTACAACTCATCCAACCCTTCGTATAGAAGGCGAATCGCATCCTCAGTAAAAAGCAAATTAGAACCATTCAATTCAGCAAATGCTTGTTCATCTCTACGCTTGCAAATAATCACAACCTCAGTAGGAACTTTTGTTCGAGCCATTTCAATAATGTCTTCAATGTATACAACATTCTTAGGATCAAATTGAATTGTGATCTTAGCAATAGAACGTTGACTGTGACCATTTGCTGCCTGTCCTCGCTTGTTAGTTACATCTTGTGCTAGCTCAAAAGAACAAGGGCATGTTGAACTATAAACATAATCAACAGTCAAGTAAAACTTGTATTCTGTTCCATGCTTTTGACCTTCAAGAATGCAATTATAATAAATGTAACCTTCAGCCTTTTCGTGACTTAGTTTTACTCCATCAACAATTTTAAATACATCGCTATCTGGGGCATTGTCAGGCAACTCCTTACGAGTACGAAGAGCCCTTTGCGTCCACGGATATTTAAACTTCATCTTGCAGTATACATCCTTCGAACCTTGCTTGCTTTGAAGCACATCAAGAATATGAGTAATACCTTCAATAGAAACGTGATTAGCAATCTGCTCGTGCATTACAATAGGAAACCTGCTAAGGTTCAATCCTTTTGCATTTGGATTATCTAAAGATCCATACAGCGAAACGGTAGCAGTTAACTTTTCAATCGAACCATCTCGACGAATAAAATTAACAGGAAGATCTACACCTGATACACCTACTTTATTGATAGGCACACGAGCTCCAGGAAGAACCGGATCCACTTGAGGATCCGGTAAATCTGCATCTTCGGGATAATATGTCTCGTCGTACTTAAAATTCAGACGAGGCATATGAGCTGTATAATCGTTATAATGATAAGACATAAAAATAATATACTACACTTTAGAGTCTATGTCAATAACTATTACAGATCAGCAAGAAGTTTCTTTAGTTTTTCGTCAGTAGATTCGTTAAGATCAACTTCGTTAGTAGAAGGTTGATAATCAGTTTCTGTTTCCGAAGGAACAGATGTTGTGTTGTAAGTAGTTTCCTCTTCGTCCTCTTCGTCCTCTTCGTCCTCTTCTTGAGGAGCAGACGAACCAGTCGTAAGATTAAAGTAATGCTCGTCGAGCAAACGCTGCATATCAGCAGGCGTAGTACTCTTATCTACAGCAGTTAGATCATGTACGGAGTCATATACTTTTGCAATATCGACATCGATCTTAGATGGAGACAAGAACTTAGAAGAAGCATACGTAACCATCATCTTAGAACCCTTTGCTCCACCTGCTCGTGCCTCACACTTAATGCGAAGAGTGCAACCACCCTCGACATCAAACACCTTCTCGACACCAAACTCAGCAGCATCATCTCCCTCGAGAGCACTGTCAATAATCTTGGCAAGCTCCTTACCATAACGAAGAATCTTAACCTGACCTTCGTTTGCCCGATTAGTAGGATCCTCAATGACGTACACGTTAGTCATCCAGGATGTCTTACGAGATAGATCAGCTGATGCCTTCTTCTCGGACTCAGTACCGGTACGATAAGTCTTCAGATAGTAAGTATCGATCGGGCAAGACTCACCAAATGTACCAGGGCAACGGTGAGATACAAACTTGCCAGTGGAGTTCGAGGTCCAAGCATGGTTAAAGTACTTGAAGATAGACTCAGTAGGAGCCTTAGGATTAGGAACAATACGAAGAAGGTATGTATTACCTGCAGTGAACTTAAGGATCTCTTTATAGAGACCGTTACCTCCAGCACTCTTCTCAGAGTTGCTAAGAGATTGCTTGATGGCTTCGAACATGGACTTTGTGTTTACGGATGTACTCATATGTTTTATATTACGTTGGGTTGTTGTTTTGTCAACTGTGAATATACAAAATTACTCACAGTTGGTAAAGCTTTTTTAAGAAAAATTTTTAATTCGGATGAATTATTGTATTGAAGTTTTAGTTTGTTAAACTGTTCAGCAAAATCACTTACATAAAAGCGACGAACATCTTCAGTAAGACTTTGCATAGCAGAAAAAATATCAGGAAATTCCATCATAGCATAAACGTTAATTTTGTTTTGCTTGTAGTGAGTCATCCATGTAAACACATCAGATGTTCTGTGTGTAGAATATTTGTGAAAAGGAATGTTTTGTTCAATACAAAATTTAGCAATAAACTTTAATGATTCTTCTACATGTTTGAGTTGAGAATCTGGATTTTGTATAAAAATAAGTTTTTTGTACGTAGTGTATGCTTTAACAGCTCTCATGGAAGAAAAGTATTCCAGGTCAAAATATTCAACATCAGGATACAATTTGTATGGAGCTTCAAAATAAGAATCAAGATCAATCTCTGGATGCTTCTTTAAGAAGATAGACAAACGTTTCAAAAATTTGTGTTTGTCTGTGTTAGCTATTGCGTCAAACGATTTTCTAAATTTGAAAGGTTTGTTTTTAACAGAACGAGATACAGCATTATGCTTATTATAAAGCAACTTTTCTAGTTCTGTCAGATGATTTTTTTCCATTTGCCTTTCTAACAATAGATTTGGTGAACTTTGATTTTACTAGATTTGGATGAAGATACAACAAAGATAATATAGATTCTTTGAATGAATCTGAAGACGTAATTTCGGTAAAAAAATCTTGATATGTGGTGTCCTCTAAGAGCAACACAAACAAAGTCGTAACATTAATTTTTTTGTTTTCTAAAATTGATATTAGAGATCCTGCTTTTAATACTCCATCTATAAATTCTCTCGATTTAATTCTATCAAGAGGATTTGCTGTTGAGTTGTCTAGCTCCAGACCTGGAAAAATCATGTTAGGAATATTTAATTCCTATTCCAAAGGTTTCAACATTTTTGTAAATTCAATAAATTCGTCAGTAAGATTACCTCCAGCTGCTGCTGCATGTCCTCCCCCATTTGCAATTCGTTGAACAAACTTAGATACGTCAACAGTATGATTTTTAGAATTTCTTCTTACAGCAATACGTTTTTGCTCAACTAATACAGCAATAACAACATCAACGTCGTATTTTTTAAAAATGTAGTCACAACATTCAGCAACATAGTTATCACAAAATACAGCACTTACAGTTACAGGTTCTTCTTCAAATACAAATTTACCAAAGAAAGGCTTTAGTGTTTTTAAATATTGATCTCTATTTTTCTTGTATATAGAAATAATATTAGTTTTAAACTTATCAAAAGGTTTAAACCCGTCATAATAATCTTCAATAAATGATTGTATTTTGTTGTTTGTGTTGTGATATACAATATTGAGTTCTTCGGACAAAGGTGTTGCGTTTGTATTAGAATCGTAATCGTCAGCTAATGTAATAAGAGTTTTTTTGGCTATCGATATATCTTTGTCTTTCAAGTAATTTAAGTAAATTAACTTTGCACACGACGTAAAGTTTACAACAGTATTTTTTGCATGTTTGTACGGATAGATATTTGTTTTGTGGTGATCAATAATTGTAACGTTTTCTCTATCAATCAACGAACCAACTTTGGATACATCTAAATCTAAAAAGTACATAGGTACATTTTTATCATGAGTTTCCATAATTTTTGCTACATCTGCTTCAAGTTTTTTTGGTGTCGTACCGTATAGTCTAACCTTTTTATTCAAAGCCCAGCACATAGCTAGGTAAGAAACTATGCCGTCAAGATCAATATGAGATATAATAATTGGTTCAGGATTCATTGGAAATTGTGTTTAAAGCGTCTTCAACTCCTCTAACAACGTTGTCGGTAGATGGAGAGTCTTCTTCAAAATAGTCTGGATTGGTTTCTTTTAAAGTCAACGTATGATAGTTACAACGAAAGGCTCCTGAACCGTAGTTTGGACCAAAGCGATTCTTTTGCATGCCCATATTAATAATACCAAGCTCTCTGTCTTCTGGCTCTTGCCATAGTGAACAAATAACATCACAAGTAGCAGCAAGACCAATACTTTCGGAAATACCTTCCATGCCAGGACTTGCAGTATTAAATGAACCTCGATTGAGTTGAGTTGCACTTACAACAGGCAATCCATGCTTAAACGATAAAGCTCTTAAATGCTCGCAAATTTCTTTTACTGATTCATACGAATTAAGATTTTTTGCAATTGGATGAATAAGATTAACATAATCTATTACAATAATATCTGGAACAAATCCTTTATGTTTGAGCTTAGTTATAAAAGCATCAATCTGTCTTACTGTAACCGTTTTTGGAGGATACTCTTTAATAATCAACCGACTGTTTAAATTCTTTTTTATGCCTTCTAAACTTTCCTTAAGTTCGTTAGTATACGATTTCAGATCGTTATGAGGAATTTGAGTAAGCTGAGTACTAATACGTTTTGCATACATAAACTCAGACATTTCGAGTGTAACAAGCAAGACGTTTTTATTAGCAAGTACCATATTAGCTGCAACGTTTCCGAGAACAATTGATTTACCAACATTTACTTGTCCAGCAAACACCACAAGAGTTTTAGGAAACAAACCACCTTCGCATTTGTCATCAAAGAATTTCCAGCCAGTTGGTATAGGCTTATACGTTGCAACTAATTCTTTAACATGTTTCTCAATATCTTCAAAGTACCAATGACCAAGATTTTCAGATAATGTAATGTTATAAGCTTGCTCAAATTCTTGAAGAGCATCTTCGATTCTAAAAGAATCTTCAGAAAATTTATCAGCTACATTAAGAATAGTTTTGTAAATAAACCGCTCCTTAAGAAACCTTTCTGTATTAATAACTAATTCATCTTTGTTGAATGATGTCTCAAGTTGAGATAATTTGCTCTTAACATCTGCTAAGGCTTTTCTGTCCTCATCAGAGGTCATACGAGCTTTAATTTCTGTTAGTGTAGGAACTGACCCTCGCTGAGTAAAAAACTGATTTATGCCCGTTATAACGCGTGCAATGCTCTTGTCTACAAACAGCGCAGGATCTAGATAATTAACAATAGATGCAAGATATTCTTGATCCGAAAGAGCATTCAGTAGAATAATGTTCTCAAAATAATCCAAGTCAAGCTTGGGAAGCGGTGCAGGTTTAGTCATCCGCTTCAGTATCATCTAACTCCGCATCAACGTCAATGTTAATTTCGTTCTTAAACGAGAGCTCTGTCTTAAGCTTTTCTTCAAGAGTAGGAAGAATCTTAGCCCAGACTGACTCATCGTCTTTCCAGTCCTTAAAGAAACCAAGCGTCTCTCCATTAAGAACATAACGATGACCAGCCTTTTCGAGGACTCCGTAACCTTCAGCCATCTCCAGTAGTCCTGAATACTTGTTCAAACCAGTCTTAAAGTTGAGATACAACTCGGTCTCAAGGAAAGGAGCTACAAAACGATTCTTTGTAGTAAGAGTGCGAAGAGTCATTCCATTAATACCTTTTGACAAAAAGGTGGTTTCGGTGTTTGAATCTTTATTCTTACTATCCTCAGTCTTTTCAGTCTTCTTAGCCATCTGCACAATGACCGAAGCCATGTAAAGAGGACCAGAACCACCTGCTTGCTTCTTTATAGCCGAAGGATGAAGCTGTGAAGGATCATCGTAAATATGGTTTGTAAAAATTACAGGACAATTAGCTTTTGCTGCAGAATGTGTAATTGCTCTCATCAAACTTTTAAGAGCTTTAGCTCTGTTACCCATATCAAGAGTATCAGTACCTTCTTCAATCTTCTTCTTTTCTTGTGTAGTAATAAGATTACCAAGCGAATCAATTACGATAAGAACCTGACCTTGCAAATTGTTTGTAATGATGGAATTTAAAAATTGAACAATTTCATTCCTGCATTGTTCTGTAATCTCAGATGGAACGTGTTTAATCTTTGAAGTGTCACAACCAAGTCGCTTGGCTGTAGCTTCATCTAGTGCTCCTTCAGTATCAAAGTATGCAATATACATTCCTTTCTTCTGAGCGTTGGCCATAATCTTATTAGCCATAAGTGTCTTGCCACACGACTCCGGTCCTACAAAACCAGTCAAACGTCCCATAGGAACACCGCCAAAAAGTGATCCTGAAATAATTGCATTAAGAGCATACGAGCCAGTATCAATCCAACTTACAACTGATGAAAGACTGTTATCGTTAAGAGATGCTGCTGATGGATTAAGATTTTCCAAAACCTTAAAAGCATCTGCAATAGAACCTTTAATACCATTTGTCTCGTCGTTTTTTTGTTTAGCCATATAGAGTATTATGAGTCAAATATACTTTTTTACAACACAAAAAAAGCTCCTTGGAAGGTTTAATTCCCAAGGAGCTTTTAGAGTTGTTTATCTTAGCTTTCGGAATCGAACAGCTTGACGACTGGAGCCTCCTCTGCCGTTTCTGCTGGAGCTACGACGGGAGCAAACAACTGGTTGTATTGATTGACAAACTGATCAACAAAAACAATCGAGTCAGCAAATGTAATGCTGTCCTTCTTGTAATGCCAAACAGTTGCAACATTCCGATCAGCCTGAAACTCTCTGAAAAACAGAGGAAGGATCTGAAGCTGGATCTGACCAGTCTGAACGTTTGGTTGTACTGCTACAAGAGCAGGGTTTTCTACAGATACGGTTGTGTCGTCTTGGGTGACGGCCTTTCCGATGATTGTTCTTCCGATTGTGTCAAGAAAAACTACTAGGTTGGTATTTGTGTTTTCACTCATATTACATTTATAACTTACGACCTTTTTTTTCGTTTTCAACAGAAAAAAGATAATCAAACAAATATTTTTCTCCTTCAGGAGTTAATAGCACTCTATCGTTAGATGTGATCCAGGCAACATTGTTCATACACAACGCTATAAGAATATCTCTGTGCAAGTCATTGTTTGTGAAGTCTTCAACGGTATAATCATCGGACAACAAGGACTTAAGAACCTTGAAGACATCTTTCTTGTATGCTGCCATTATTATGCTCCTAGCAACTCAAACAAATCAGTCTGAACTTCTTTGTTGAGATTGGGTGTAATCCAATCAATCGCTTCGTACAGACGTTCAACAGGCTGAGTAACAAGCTTTGCAAACATTTTATCCCAATCAACTTGTAGATTGAATTCTTCTGGAAAAGCAACGGGATATGAAATTGCATCAAGGCCATAACTATTCTTTTTGCAATACAGCTTTTTAACTTTTTGACCCGTACGAATTAATTCTAATTTGGAATCTAAGTTGTTTTTCTTAACTAAAATATTATACGCAATTGCTCCCTTAACATGAGATGGTGTTGCGTTCTGAAATTTGAATAACGAAGCTCCTTCAGCATACTTCTCTAAGTTATTAATAGACGAACGCAAGGCTACATCATCAGGACTGAGTTTACAAAATTCTTCATAACTATTACGATAGACTTCATTTGTCGTTTTTGGATTTTTTGTCAGTAAAGCCGTCTTTGTAATATTTTCAATAAACTTTTTTACTTTCTTAGGAGTTGTCGAACGGACAAGCTCTACACCGACAAATTTGAACTTATCCATCGGAATACCTTTATTGTCAAGAACTCGCAAAATA